ACGAAGTCACGGAGCTGACCGAGGCCGAGTGGGAGGCGCTGACGACTCGTCTCCGTAACGGCGTGATGCCCTATCAGCAGCTCATCGGGGACTGCAACCCCGACACGCCGAGCCACTGGCTGAAGCAGCGCGCAAACCGCGGCGCCGCGACGATGCTCGAATCCCGGCACGTCGATAACCCTGCCTACTGGGACGCGACCGCTGGTCGCTGGACGGAGCAGGGGGCGGAATACATCGGTGTCCTCGACCGACTAACTGGTGTTCGGTACAAACGGCTACGACTCGGCTTATGGGTTGCCGCTGAGGGACAGGTTTACGAGGGCTGGGACCCTGCCGTTCACCTGATCGACGCCTTCCCGATCCCTGCCGACTGGCCCCGCTATTGGGCCGTGGACTTCGGGTTTACTCACCCTTTTGCTTGGCAGGCGTACGCAATGGACCCCGATGGGCGGCTCTATCGCTATCGTGAGCTGTACCAGACAGGGCGGCTCGTGGAAGACATGGCAAGACGCATTGATGCCGTGACCGCTGGAGAGCCGCGACCCGTGGCGGTCGTATGCGATCACGATGCCGAGGGGCGGGCCACCCTAGAGAAATACCTGAGCATTGAGACCGTCCCGGCGCACAAGGCGGTGACTGAAGGTATCCAAGCGGTGGCGAAGCGGCTCCAGCGGGCCGGAGATGGCCGACCACGTCTGTTCCTGATGCGTGATGCGCGGATGGATCGCGACGAGACGTTGGCGAGTGCGGGTCGTCCGACGTGTACCGAAGAGGAGTTCCCTGGCTATGTCTGGCAGATGGGCAATGGGCGGCGGACGGGAGAAGAGCCGGTGAAGCACGATGATGACGGGGTTGATGCAACGCGCTACCTCGTGGCCCATGTTGACCGCATCGGCGAGGAAGAGAGCATCGGTCGAGTTGGCAGCTACCTCGCGGCGAGACCGGAATACGACGGGCGCGGTCTCGCGGGACGGTATGCCTGATGGCTGAAGGCTTGCACGCGCAGATCGAACGCGAGCGCCGAGCAGCGTTTCCGAACGCCGCAGACCTTATTGAATTTAGGCGTTACGTTGCCGGAGACCAAGACGGCACGATCGGGTTCGAGCAAAAGCAGATCCTCGGTACGGTGGCGAAACACCCATTCGCCGACAACGTGGCCGACATGATGATCTCCGCGACGGCCGCGCGACTCGATCTCACCGGATTTACCTCGCCAGGCGATGCGGTAGCCGCCTTTCTGACCGACGATCTCTTTGTCCGTAACCAGATGGGCGACCTCGGCTATGACTGTCACTATGCGGCGAGCCGGGACGGCAACCATGCGGTGATGCTCAACTGGGAAGCCGACGAACGCGCTCGCCAACCAAACACGCCGGGCGGTCCTATCGGCGGACGGGTGACGCTGCACCTGGAGGATTGGTGGGACGGCACGACCGGCATCTTTGTCGCCCATGGTCGCAACGGTCGCCCATCCTACGCCGTCAAGGACTTCCGGGAGATGATCGGCGATCCGCCGCGCGACCGACTTCGCCGGAATATCTACTTCCCTGGTGAGATCCATCGCTTTATCAAAGAGGGTGGAGAGTGGTCGCCCTATCCGTTGGACGGAGAGCCGGCGAACGGCATCGTGGCATGGACGCGAGCAGACGGCCGGCCGCTTGGTATTCCGGTCGTGCCGTTCAGTAACCCACGGTTTGGTCGACGACTCTACGGGTCCTCTGATCTCGCCGGTGGCTTTCTCGCCGTGCAGGACCAACTCAACGACATTCAGATGGACGTGACGGCGGCTGCGCGCTTGCTGGCGTTTCAGATCATCACGGCGACGGGCGTGACGTTTCCGAAAGACCCGGTGATCGCTCCAGGGACCATGCTTCAGGCATCCAAAGAGACCGCCCGTTTCGGGGCAATTCCGGCCGGTGACATCACCCAACTGACCGAGGCGCACGGGCTCAAGCTGCAAACCGTGGCGCGTAATGCCAGCGTGCCGATCCACATCATTACTGGCGGCAACTGGCCGGCGGGCATTGCTCTCGTGCAAGCGGAGAAGCCACTGATTACGAAGGTGGAGCGGCTTGCCAAGACGATCGGCCCATCGTGGGCCACCGTGGCGCACCGAGCGACTGAGATCGCCAACGCCTTTGGCCGTGCGCAGCTTGACGAAGACTCGCCGATCGCCGCCGTATTTGCCGCGCCAGAGAAACTGGACCCCCTGGCCGTGGCCGAGGTGCGGAAGATGGAGGCGGAGGCGCAGGCGGCGATCGAGATGCTGACCGACCGAGAGTCACTGATCGCCATCGGCATCCCCGAGGTGGAAGCGGATGCCCGGCTCCAACGGCGCCAGGCCGCGGCGGCTCAGTTCGACGCGCAGCTCACCGGCATCGGGACAGGAGGATAGGTATGGACCGGATCGGCAAAGAGGAAGCCAAGCGGTTCTATGCAGTTGGGGCGATCGACCAGGCCGTTGAAAGCGTCAAGAACAACGCGAAGATGGCTGCCGGCTACTATCGGGCGCTGATCGACGAGGGCATGCAACCGGACCAGGCGCTGACCCTCGCGCAGGACTGGCACTCGATCTTCTGGACGGCGCATTTCAAGCACCACTACGCGACACTCGGAAAGTGAGGGTACAGCCAGAGCCGCAGTCGTTCGGATTTCTGGAGCCACGGGCGCAGGGCCCACGCTCACCGCAACGGATGATGTCGTCGCTGCCGACGCGACGGCGGCTGCGTTCACCGTCACCCTTCCCAGCGCAGTTACCCTCATCGGGAAGCGATACACCGTCAAGAAAATCGACTCTACGGTGAACGCCGTCACCATTGGAACGACCGGGGCTCAGACCATCGACGGCGCAGCGACCAAAACGCTGACGGCTCAGTATCAACTCCTCACGGTTCTGTCGGATGGCGCGAACTGGCTGGTGATCTAGAAAGAGACTGGCACGTGGGGGCGCTGACCGCCGAGCGCGACATCACGGAACGCACGACGACACCGTAAGAAGGAGAGCGCGTATGGAACGCATCGCTGACGCTCTTGACCGTATCGCTATCGCCCTGGAAGCGGCCAATGCCTCAGACCCGCTGGCAATGCTTGGCGCGGCCCTAGAAGCGGGTGCCGGTGAAGGTGTGCCGGAGCGGGTGACACTGGAGCCGAATGTGCATCAGCTCGGTGGTCAACGGTGGATTGCCACCGTGCCGCTCGATGCGGTTGGGATGAAAGGGTGGTCGCTTGACCTTGCGCCGGACACAAGCGGCGATATTGCCGTGAGCATCGCCATCGTTGACGAGAACGGGATTCGCATCCCGGTTGGGGGGAGTCGTGGATAACGATCTGTTGCACCTTCGCACTTCGGCACAACTCGATCAGGCATTCGAGGGACTGAAGACGACGGCTCTGCTTGCCGGTCGCTACTTCCAGGAGTTACGAGGCCAGGGATTCGAGAAGGCCCAGGCGCTCGCGCTGGTCATTGCCTGGCAGGCGGAGGTGATCCGGGTGGGCCAGAACCAGCAGAAGGGTAGGGGCGGTGGCTAGTCCGCGCATTGAACGCGATGCCCTCCTCTTTCGCGTCGATGCCGAGCTTGACGCTATGCAGCGACCGATTGCCCGCGCCGTCGTCGCCTCGGTGCGCCGTCATGCCGTCGAGACCCCGGAGGGGCAGCGCCTGACACCGATGTCACGGGCACGGATTCTGAACGACACCGACACGGCCCTTGACGCGATGTTTGGGAGGGTGCCGGGAGACACAACCGCGCCGCTCTATCAACTCATTGTCCGGCGAGCACGAGAGGCGGCGTTGCTGCCAGTAGCGGCGGCGGTCGCGGACATCCGACATCGGTTGCGGGGAGAGTCGGAGTTGCTGGATGTGATCGAGGGGGATGGATCGTAGATGGTCGCCCCTTTCCCCGTTGACCCCCTCGGCGGTGCCATCGGTGCGGCAGAACGCCAGCGCCGGGCGGCGGCATTCGATCCGACCCGCGCATGGGTCAACGGGGATCCGTACAACCTCTCTGATCGCGTCTGGCTCGCCCGTCAGTCGGTGCGCCAGACGATTGATCGGACGCTGGTCAATGCGGTGGTGACTGGAGAGGACCCATTACTCACCGCAAGGAAGCTCGAACAGTGGTTGTCGCCGTCATGGGCACCACGTCGAGACGAACGCGGACGGTTGGTCGTTCGGCAACCGAAGCGGCTCGTGACACAGACACCGGGGCGGGCGGGGGCCGGGAGCTATGCAGCTCGTAGGCTGGCGCGTACGGAATTGACACGCGCTCACGGTCTCGCAACGATTGAGGCTGCCAAGCGCAACCCATTCACCAAGGGCGTTCGTTGGATGCTCAGCGCCGGCCACAAGGACAGCGACCGGTGCGACCAGTACGCGAGCCATGACGAGGGTCTGGGGCGTGGGGTCTACCCGCCGCATGGGGTTCCGACCTACCCTCAACATCCTAACGAACTTTGCACGCTGGCCCCTGCCCAAGTTGAGAACACTCGCGCCGTTGTGCAATCACTCCGCTCGGCATTCGGCCTAGACCAGTCACCGCGGCCCGTTGCGGCACAGGAACGCCCGTCACGGCTGCGATCGCTGGTCGGACAGCTCTTCGAGGTGTGGCGGTTCTTGCGTGGAGAGGAGGCGGCATGAACGACAAGACCGGACCGATTGATGACGAGTTCATTCGTTCGATCAATGCGCAGATTCTGAGGGTGCCATTCCCTAACGACAAAGTCGCGGCAGAGATGGCATGGCGCGCGCCGTTTCTTTCCGAGTCACTTGCGATCGCCTATCGTCGCGAGCCGGAGATGGTGCGCGAGCGAACAGCTCAAGCCATCGCCTGCCTCGTCGTGATGATGCGACGGGTGGAATCCGGGAAGCCATCGACATGACGGACCTTAGCGAGTTTGATCGGGCAGCTGCCAACCTCATCCGAGTCCACCGAGAGTCCGCGTTGACGATGATGCCGGACGGCATGCTGCAATCGTTGTCCGCTGACGATCCGCACTGGGGCATATCACCGGAGGAGGTGATCCGGTCGTCATCGGGTGCGGCTCAACGAGCAGCGGAGGAAGCCATCCGGGCGCGGCATCCGTTACGCCGAGCATGGCGGGCACTGACGCGGGCTTTGAGAGAAGGAAGGCGGGTGGCATGATAGCGATGCTTCGCGACTGGTGGATGCGCATGCCCTGGAACTACTCGCCGTCGCGGCACCTGGTCGAGGTTGCGAATCGGGCACTCGCAGCGGCAGCGAGGACCATTGAGAAGGATGCGGTATGACGGACTGGAAGGTCTCGGTTACCAAGGCTATTCGGGACGGACAGATTTACTACTGGGCGCACGCTGAATGCGAGCTCACCGCCGACGATGCAAAGGCGCTGGTCAATCATGACGCCACGGTAGGAGAACAGCAAACGGGATACCCCGCGTCCGGTGTGCAGATCGAGATGGTGTCTCGCGGTCTGATGCCGTATGTGAAGGACGCTATTGAGCGGCGGTTGCCAGACGTTGATCCGTGGTCGCTGAAGGATGGTGCCTGATGGAACCGAAGCCAGACGATGGCGTCAAGTGGCTCGCGTTGTTGCTCCGTCAAGGGTTGCTCCTGATCGTGGCGGGGATCGAACAACGGTACGGCATCAATCGAGGCTGGCCACCGGTCGCACGGTGACAGTCGATGATCGTCATGTATACTGAGGTGTAAGCGAATACAGGGTAGTCCTGAAGAGGCCCACCCGTCGAGAGAGCAGCAGTCGCGTAAGCGCCCGCCCGCTCCATCGGCGGGTTTTTGGCGTTCACGAAACCTCACCGGCGCGATGCCGGAAAGGAGCCATGGCGCGATGCCGGAAGAGATCACGACGACCACCACGGCGGGCGAACTGCCAGCGACCACGACGACCGCGACACAGACGGCCGATGAGCCGCTCGGTGAGAACGGCAAGAAGGCACTCGACGCCGAACGCAAAGCGCGTGAAGCCGCCGACGGGGAAGTGAAGCGACTTCAGAAACTTGTCGACGACAAAGCGACCGCTGACCGCAAAGCCGAAGAGGCCAAGGCGCAAGAACAGGGCGAGTGGGAGAAGCTCGCGAAGCAGCGTGAAGACGAGCTGAACGCTGCACGGGCCGAACTCGCCAAACGCGACCACAACGCCCTCAAGGCCAAGGCCGCGGCCAAGCACCGGCTTCCGGACGAACTGGCCGAGCGACTCGCCGGGGAGACCGAAGCGGACCTCGATGCCGATGCGGCCAAACTCGCCAAACTGGTCGAGCCGCGCAAGGCGCCGGATACCGAGGCCGGGTCGGGAACCAAGGGCGCGACGCCCAGTCCTGACCGCCCACAGCCGAAGGTCAACAAAGAGCCGACGTACACATACGACCGATCCGCCCAGAAAGTGCCCTGGCCGAGCTAACCGAGCATGGCGGGGTGAGTGTTAGGAGATCACGCAATGGCGGCAGTGACGCGGGTCAAAGCCCGTCCCGTCTCGCCCCCCGGCTACGAAGTCAATGACAAGGGATACATCGCCACGGCAGTCATCGCGGGTGACCTGCTCATCCAGGACAGCGCGGCGACCGCGCCAACCGGCTACGAAATGGTCTGGGTCAAGGCCCCTGCTGGCGCTATTGAGGCCCAGGGCATCGCGCTGATGGACGTTGGTGCCGCTGGCGGCACCGTCGGTGTCGGCATTCACGGCGAGATGGACGGCTTCTCGGGGATGACCCGAGGGACACCTCTCTATCCGAGCGCGACCGTTGCCGGTGGCATCGACACCACTGCAACCACGTCCTACTCGGCCGCCACCACCCCCGCCGTCGCCGTCCCCGCCCAACCACGAGTGCGTGCCCTGACGGCGTCCCGCATTCGCTACTCGTTCCTGTAGGGGGTGAGTCATGGCCTTTGGAATCATTGATACCTCCTACATCGACTGGCCCGCGAACGTTGACGCGGCCTATCTCCGCGGACTGACGACCCGCTCCGGGCTCGGATTCCCCGAGCTGGCGACGCGGCTCGATGCCGGTCTCGGTGCGATCAATGGCGGTTTTGACCCGCTGGTCGCCTCGCTGATCTACCCGACCACGAGCGAGTTTTCGCGCGGCGGTCGGACCAGCTCGATGCAGGTCCAGAAGAAGAGTCAGTACACCGTTGCCCGCCCGCAGCTCGTGGAGCGGATGGCGAGCATGCTTCCGATTGACGACAACGAGATCGCGCTGGGGTTCACCGAGGATGGGTTGAAAGACATCAGCCTCGACGACTTCCAGGCGCAGGTTGACGGCATGGTCGAAGCCTGGGAGCGGGCGCACCGACGCGACGCACTCCAGCGGCTCTTCTCCGATGGCGAGGTGTCGGTTGCCGCGGGAACCAACGCGACGAGCCCCGGGTTTGCCGGGTCCGGTACGGGCCCCAACGCCTTTGTTGGCCAGTACCCGGACGGCAGCGCCCTTTCTGGTGGATACACGCATTACTTCCGGGACACCACGGCTAACCGGGCGCTCGTCATCAAGACGGCCCGCGACCGGATCCGCAAGTGGTACGCCGGTCCCTATGACTTGATCGGCTCCGAAGCCGCCATCGCCGCCATCGTGGCGCTCGGTGCGCCGGACTTCGTGGCGGCCGGGTCGGTGCTGGTGCGACCAGCGCAGGGGACCGCGGAGGCCCTGGTCGACGCCGCGCAGTACGTCGGCGTCTTTGCCGGTGACATTCGCGTTCACGTCGCCATCAATGACTACACCGACGACACCTTTGCCATCTACAAGAGCTTCGGCGCCCTGAACCCGAACAACCCACTCGGGTGGCGTTACGACGCGCTCTACGGACGCGATGTCTACGTTCGCTCTCGGCAGCTGTATCCGCTCGCCGAGGCGGTCAGCATGCATCGGTATGGTGTTGGTGTGAGCAACCGGACCGCCGCGGCGCTGGTGAAGATTGCCGCGACGGGTCTGTACGTCGCGCCAGTCATTGCCTAACTACGCTGAGGGAGCGCGACGATGGCGACATTCGACCCGACGTTGGCGACAGCACGGGACCGGGTGCGCTTTGCGCTCGGAGATACCAATGTCGCCAATGCGCTGGAAGGGGATGTCACCTACGACGTGACGATCGCGCGATATGGCGAAGTGGAGGCGTTGCGAGTGATGGCGGAGGGATTGGCTTCCCGCTTTGCTCGCAAGCCTGACCGGATCACGGACGGCGATTTCTCGGTGAGCTGGGGGGAGCGGGTGAAAGCCTGGCGCGCTCTGGCCAGTGGGTCAACGTCCAACGGTGCCGCTTCAACGGTCATCGCGACCCGTGGCGATGAGATCACGAGTGAATACGTCCGCACATGGTGGACAGGATAAGGAGCACACACATGGCGCTCACACCGCAAGAACGGATGCAGGATTCGTCAGACAACGAAAACATCAAGCAGGCCGGTAGCGATCTCAAGCAGGCGCAGGCGCAGGCGCAGGCGCAGGCGGATAAGCAGGCGCAGGCCGACGCGAAGGCGGCGACCGAGGTTCAGCAGAAGGTCGCGGCCCTAGAAGCCAAAATCGCCGAACTGGAATCGCAGCGGGCCGATGCGGTCGCCATGGCGCCACAGTTCGGCACGGTGACGGCTGACCACACCGGCAAGGTCCAGAGCTAACCGATGGCTGAATCGTTCCTCGACGCCGGGGACATTGCCGACATTCGCGCCATCAAAGCGGACGCTCTAGCGACCCGCTTTGCCCTGGCTGATCCGCCGGTACTGCTGGTGCTGGAACGATTCAACGCCACGACTGAGTTGTGGGATCCCCTTCCCGCTCAGGCCGTGGTCGTCAATCCGGACAACCGGCAACCAGCCGAGATCGGTGGCGGGACGAGCAGTGGCGCGGGCCGGTCTCGTGTGGAGAGCGGGCAGATTCAAGGGTTTGCGCCGCTCAATATCCGCCCTGGCGATCAGTTCGCCCTCAACGGCGGGCAGGGCCGGGTGCTGTCAGTCGCGGTCGCGGAGAACGGCATCGTGACGGCTGGGTACGAGATGTCGCGGGGGGTTGCCTAGCCGTGGCGACAGCGGGACTGGTCTGGCAACGAAGTCCGATTGAGCTGGGGCGATCGGTGGCTGACTATGGCCGCCGCGTGATTCAGGCGCTGCACATGCTCGCCGACCACTTCGCGGCGGTGCTGGAGGCATACGCCAAGCAAACCGCTCCGTGGACCGATCGTACGGGCGCAGCGCGGCAGGGACTGACCGGACTGGCGGTGAAAGCCGCGACCGGCGTCACGATCATCCTCGCCTTCTCCGTCCACTACGGGATTTTCCTCGAGCTGAAGAACGCCGGGAAGTACGCCGTCATCATCCCGACCCTTGAGAAGCATTACGCCGAAATCTTCCAGGCCGTGAAGGCGTTGGTGGCTTGACATGCTCCATGACCTAATTGCCGCCCGGCTCAGTGGAGACACGACGCTGATGGTCACCCTCACCGGTGGCGCCTGGTCGCGGCCTCTGGCACGCAATCAGAGTCCGACTGGCTCGCCCGCGACACCGGGGAGCACGCCGGGTGCCTTCGATGTGGCGGCGGACGGCTCAAGCGGGCACCTGCGGCCTGCTGCCGTGGTTGGGGCACCGAACGAAGTCGGCCATCCGTCCGGCAAGCGCGGGGTTCGCGCTCTGGCCTGGGATGCCTTCGTTCAGGTCCATCTCTACGCGCCGGCGACGGCAACCGGGAAGGCGGCGATTGAGACAGCGGACGGGCGCATTCAGGCGCTTTTGCACGGGTGGATGGTGCCGGGGTCATTCGCCACGGTGGAGGCGTTACCAGAGCGTGTGGGTCCAATCGACAGTGACGAGTTCCCGGGCAGTGTGCAGACGTACCGGCGCTTCCGAACGACGGGAGTGCGGATCATCGAAAGGGTGGCGTAATCAATGACGAAGCTCGACGCGAAGGCAGAGAAGGATCTGAAGGGCGTGCTGGCTGACCTGGGAAACCAGAGCCTGCCGGATGGTGTCCGGATCAACTTCGGTGACCCTGAGCCGTTCCAGCAGTACACCGCGGCGGACGCGAAGGCCGATGCCGAGGTGGTGCCGGTCCCGGTTCCGGTGGCGGCCATCGTGCCGGAGCCAACGCCGGAGAAGAAGGGCTAGTGATGGACGAGACGACCGTCCGGGTGCGTGTGGAGTTCGTCGGTCTGCCGTCGCCCTACGCCGATAAGGTGGTTCAGTGGCGGATCGCCCGCGGGGAGATTCGCCCGAACGACCTGGCGGCGATTCGACGGCTGGAAGACGAGCGCCAGAGCAACGGGCACGCCCGGTGGCCCGGTGTGACGGAGCGCTTCTTCGGTCCTGAGCATGGGTTCAAGGAGTCGTACCACTTTGGCCCGGAATCGGAGGCGTTTATTCAGGCGATGGACCCGGAGGATGCGCGTCGCCTGCTCGATAACGCGATTGACCGGCACCTCTATCGAGAGGTTGACGCGATCATCCTGGCGACAGGGTGAGCGCAACGCTCAGCGTCCGGCCAGAGCTAGACGGGCAGATGGAGATCCCGCTGCGCTGTTTGGACCTGGCTGGGGTCGTGGAACTGGACGGGGCAGGTGTCCCGATGCGGTTCCGGCGGCGGTGTCGCAACCGTCAATGCTGTCCACCACGCGACGGCTTCGTGCCGGTGCACCGGTGGGATTTACGCGACGGAACCTACGTCACGGAGTACGTACCAATTCGACCGGTCAGTGAGCTAGTGGACGCGTTACGAGCTGATTCGTAGCGTGAGGAAACAGACGGGCCAGCGCGTGATTAGCGTGTGCCCTTACCTGCCGACGGGCGAGCTTCCCGGACGGCTGGAGGACACACGAGATGGGTTTATTCGGAGAGATTCCATATAGCGTCAGTGACGCGGCGGCGTACCCCTTCGTATCGGGTGCGGCGGGCGCGATGGTCGATGTGGTCGGTATCCGTAGCGCGGAGATGTCCGGCGCCATCGAGACCGCGGAGACCCGCGGCGACAACAAGATTCTGGCGACCGCCGCCTCGTTCAACTCGGTGGACCTGACGATCACGGTCGGTCAGCTCGCCCTCGCCTCAATCGCCGCGATCTCGGGCGGCATCGTTACCACCACAGGTGTTGCGCCCAACTCGGTAACCACCCTGACCCGCAAGGTGACCGACGTGGTCGCCGATTTTCAGTTCAAGGTGCAGACACCCTCGAAGGATTCAGGAGGCGGCGCAACCCGGCTGACCTTCCCGCGCTGCCAGTGGCAGGGCGGGCCCGATTACAACATGAGCGATAACGAGTTCCCCGAGGTCACGGTCAACGCACGGGCCATCCCCAGCACAACGGATGTCCTTTTCCTCGTTGAGAATTACCAGACTCTCACTGCTTTCGTGTAGCGGTTAGAGTAGTTCTCCTTTGTTTTGTAGCCCATCGCGCATCGAGAGCGCATAGGAGCCTTTACCGATGGATACCACGCAGACAATCCCTCAGCCGCTTCCCTCGCATGATGACCTGACGTTGCGCCCAGCGACGCCCCCACCGGTCGATGAGCCCGATGAGGTGTCGTCAACATCCGGCAACCTGCTGACCTTCGATGATGCTGCCCAGGCGCACGACCAGGAAGATCAGGGGTTCGAGTTCAAGTTGCCCTATACCAAACCGGGTGCCGTCGCCTACGTGAAGCGGATCGCCTTCGAGGACTGGACCACGATGGGCAACCTGCCCACGCACCTCCAGAACCGGGCGCTGCAGCTGCTGAATCAGGCGAAGGCGGACGCCGGTGGCACCCTGACCGTCAACACGATCGGCAAGGACCAGAAGCGCGATCACGAGATGGCGAATCTGGTCTGTCGGGCGGGATTCATTACGCCACGGGTCATGTTCACTCTGGCGGAGCGCACCGGCGACCCGAACGAGGTCTTGATCGATCACATCCATATCAAGGACCGGATGGCCTTCTTGCGGCTGGCGTGGTCGGTCGATGTGGGGTCCGCCGAACGGCTGATTCCGTTTCATCGAAGCGAGACCAGCCATGTGGGCGATGTACCGACTCGGCAGCTCGACCGGAACGCGGTACTCGGACCTCTTGGAACTTCGTGAGGCGGGCTTCGGTGGCCGGACGCGGCTCGCGTTTGACCTGGCCGTGCAGGGTTTCGGTGACACGGTGAGCGCGATGCTGGAAGAGACCGAACAGGTGTCGGATGACGCGCCACCGAAGCGGGCGCGACCGATGAAGACGGTTCGCAAGCACACGCTCGCGCAGTTGCTTGGGATCGCGGATGACGGCGGAGACGCAGACGGACGCACCGACCCGAACGCGGAACCGCTCGACCTGTCGCGGTTCACGATCCCGACGCTGGAGCTGGAACCGTGATTCCGTTGCGATGCAAGGGGTGCGGACGGGTGCTGGCGGAGGCACGGCCGCCCTATACCGAGATCGTCATCGACTGTAGTCGCAGTACCTGTAAGCGCCGCAACATCTTTCGGGGCACCGTGCTCCGCTAGACCACACACAGAGCGCCGTCGAGCGCCCGGCCAGAACGCCACCGAGCGTCCGAGCCACGATCGCTGTCATGGACAGCGGAGGGTTCGGCCATCGAGCTAGGCGCGGCCAGAGGTAGCATCCAAATCCTCTTTGATCCCGCAGGGGTCAATCAGGCGACCTCGGCGCTCAATGGGCTGAACGGGGCATCTGATGGGACCGGCGCCAAAGTCCAGGGGATGAGCCAGCAGGCCAAGCTCGGCTTCGGCATCCTCGGTACCGCGGCGGCTGCCGGATTCGGTGCGGTCGTCGGGTCAGCCGCCAGTTTCGAGAAGCAGATGAACGCCGTGCAGGCGTCCACCGGGGCGACGGAAGCCGAGATGGCGTCCTTGGGCACGACGGCACTCGATATCGGCAAGAACACTCAGTACAGCGCCACGCAGGCCGGTCAGGCAATCGAGGAACTTGCCAAGCAGGGCGTTTCCATTACCGACATCAATAACGGCGCGGCTGCATCTGCCGCCAACCTTGCATCCGCGACCGGTTCGGATCTCGCGACGGCCGCGTCAACAACCGCAACCGCGCTCACCCTCTGGGGGGACTCCGGGCTGACGGCGGCTCAGGCGGCGGATACCACCACGGCAGCCGTCAACGCCAGTCGAATTGACATCGTTGATTACAACGCCGCACTCCGCAACCTGACGCCGGCCATCATCACGGCTGGGATCAGCCATGTTGATGCCGCTGCCGACATTGCCTACTTCACCAAGCAGGGACTGACGGGAGCCGAAGTCGGAACCAGCCTGACGCGCGCCTACTCGCAACTCGCCCAGGGGACCGGACCGGCCGCTGATGAAATGGCGCGTCTCGGCGTCAATGCCTTCGATGCGAACGGCAACTTCAAGCCGCTTCCCGACATCATGGACAACCTCAAAGGTGCCATGGCGGGCATGACGCAGAAGCAAAAACTCGCAAGCCTCGGCATGATTTTCGGCGCCGAGGCCGCCGATGTGATGGCGATCGCGATGGAGAACGGCGGCGACGGGCTCCGAGACATGACGAAGGAGATGGAGCCCAACGGTCAGGCCGCCGCCGCGAGCGCCGCCAGGATGGCGGGGCTTTCCGGGGCGATGGAGTCGCTCAAGGGATCAGTTGAAACCGCCGCGATTGCGATCGGCGCTCGGCTGACGCCGGGACTCGAAGCGGCAGCGCAATTCGTTACCGGTCTCGTCAATGCCTTCCTGGGGCTTCCCGGTCCCGTACAAACCGTGATCGCTGCCATTATCGGTCTCGCTGCCGGCATCGCCGCGGTCGCCACCGCGGCTGTTGTGGTCGGTCCGGTTTTCGCGGCGATCGGTGAAGGCGCGGCATTTCTCGCTCCGCTCTTAGCTGGGATCTCCGCGCCGATCCTCCTCGTCGTCGCGGCGATCGCACTCCTTGCGGTGGCGTACAAAACCAACTTCCTCGGATTCGCCGATGGAGTCAATGCCGCGGTCGGTCTGATCGTTTCCGGGTTCCAGCAGCTAGCCGCCATCATCGGTCCGCCGATTACCGCCGCCCTCTCCACCGTGGGGGATGCCTTCCGTGCCGTCGGCGCGGCCATCGGCGAGTTCGTCCACTTCCTCGAACAGGTCGTCGAGACCGGGCACGTTGCCAATGCGGCATTCGCGGCGCTGCCCGATGGAATCAAGCCGATAGCGGCGGCCATCGGGACGGTGGTCGATGCCTTCGCTGACCTCGTCCGCGCTTTCGAGTCCGGGGGGCTTTCCGGTTTCCTAGCGGCGCTCCCTGGCGAGCTGGCTCAGATCGCCTCCGCCTTCGGCACCCTCGGAATTGAGATCGCGAAGGCGATCGGGTCGCTCGCGGTCGATCTTGCGGGCTGGGTGCTCAATGTGGGCGCGCCGGCGCTGGCGGGATGGGTCGTCGATCAGGCTGGCAATCTCTGGGGGTGGATCACCTCGCAGGTTCCCAGCATCGCCACGATTACGGACGCCGTCGCCGCCGTCTGGAACTTCACGGTCGATGCCGCCACCGGGCTCCTCGGATCGATCCTCACGATGGGCGCCGATCTCTGGGCATGGATTACGGGGAGACTTCCCTCGATCGGCACGATCACCGGAGCCGTTGCGGGCGCCTGGAACTTCACGGCGGACGCCGCGACGGGGCTCCTGGGCAGCATTCTCACCATGGCGGCCGATCTCTGGTTGTGGATTAAGGGGCGGCTCCCGGCCCTAAGTACGATCACGAATGCGCTGGCGGACACCTGGAACTTCACCGCGGGCGCCGCCACCGGTTTATTGGGCGGCATCTTGACGATGGCCGCCGACCTGTGGGGATGGATCAAAGGCAGGTTGCCCGGAATCGCGACGATTACCGGCGCGCTTGCTGACGCGTGGAACTTCACCGCGAACCAGGCAACAGGATTACTCGGCTCCATTTTGACGATGGGCGCGAACCTCTGGCTGTGGGTCAAAGGACGGCT